ATCTGTATTGTTCGTATTTCAAATTGTCATACACATATGTGTGATTAACATCTCTACCATCAAAAAAATCCACGCCTTCCATCCAATCCTCATAGTTTTGAGTAGTTGCACCTGGTCGATTAATGGTCAATGATTCGCCACTGTCTTGTTGATTAATTTTTCCCAACCATACTTCTCCGTCGTCGGTCCTTCTTAAACCATAGAAAAACTTGTCTCGATGTTGCTTCTCTATGCCTTGAATATTTTGTCCTATTGTTTTCATATTATGTGATCTCCACGTAACTCATTACTACATCCACACTGGCAGCTGCTGAACTTTCCACAAAAAGATCATATTCTTCTGGAATGATCAATTTCTCACCATTCGTAACCACTCTCAGTGCAGAATTAGCTGCAATTTGTACGTCTTTGATGTAGTATGCTGTAGCACTGGTGTCATCCTGCACATAAACACTGGCATTGATGATTCCTGCTGTAACGTTTGCTAAACTGAGCCCAATTATGGTAGTGTATGTGGCTACAGGAGCTTCATACACTTTAACAGGGCTTGTGCCCACTGCGCTTACTATTTTGTTTCTAAATAATGTTGCCATATGTTGTTATCCTAATATCAATGCGTATTTAACCGCTAATTCAGTTGCGCCAGTCACAGTAACTCCACCTCCAGCCCCTGCCACAGATTCCCAGCTGGCTCCATCATATATCTCAACTCTTTGATCTGTGGTGCTGTATCGCATCACTCCAATCACAGGCACAGATGGTCTTAAAGCAGAAGTACCATAAGGAATTCTCAAACCTCCTGCTTGTGAAGTGTCCACATAGCCATCACCTGTGGTCTCAAATATGATTGGTTGATTGCTGACATAATTGGTTATGGTATTGGTTTGAAAATTTAAATTTTCTATTCTAATAATTCCAGTGCCTGCACCAGTCAAGACTAAATCCTGATTCACTCCTGTGGTTGTCAGAGTGCTGCCTGAAATCAATATGCTGTCTACCTGCAGTGTGTTAGCATCAAATCTAGTTGAATTTACATCTGCCACTAAAGCACTATTGCTGTAGAATCTGATTGTGTCATCGTTAGCACCAGGCGTTAATTCTGGAGTAATATAAGTGTTCCTATCCAAGTCATACACACCTTGCAGCACCTGCCACGAACCATCATAACCCTCAAAGAGATTATTGTCTGTGTTGTATCTTATCATGCCCACTTGTGGCACAGCAGGTCTATTAGCAGTGCTGCCTGCTGGTAATCTTATAGCGCCAGTGCCGGAAAAAGTAGTTACCCCGCTGGCTGGCACAAATGTCATGTTGCCCACGGTGTTGGAAATGGTATTGTTATTAATGGTAAAATTTTCTATTTCCACACTGCCTGTGCCAGCACCACTTAATTGTAAGTTTGAGTTGGTAGTTTGTGTGGTAATGATATTGTTTTCAATTTTTATATTGCCATCCACATTGATGGTAGATGAAAACACAGTGTTCCAATTTTTTAGTGCAGATCCTAAATTGTACAAATTAGTGGTCTGTGGAATTAAATCACTAGAGATAGCTGCCAACACAGACAATGTATCAGTAGCAGCGTCACCTATGGTAATGTTGCCACCAATGGTGACGTCTCCTGTGACATCTAAATCTCCAGATATATTAACATCATCCAACAGGTTTATTATACTGCTGTTAGAATCTAAATTTAAATCTCCTGACAGAGATTCAATTGTGTTGCCACTAATCTTCACATTATTTTGTTGAATATATGAACCATCTATCACAGTCACATTGGCTCCTGATGTGAAGGTCAATGTGGATGCACTAGAGATGTTGGTGATAGCACCTGTAAAAGTTACAGTGCCAGCTGCTTGATTGACATAAAATAAATCACCTACTCTAAAATCTCCTGAGTGATCTACTGAACTGTATAATATCCTTGCATTATTTAATGTGACCACTTCATTGGCTTGAATGGCTGCTGAGGCATCATTGTTGGATTCTTTGCCTGAGCCTATATAAGCAAAGTTGTGTCCTATTAGATACACCAACACACCCACACCATCACCATATGCACCATACGTGCCATATATGCTGGCTGATGCAATACTGCGCACTTCACCACCAAAGTCTTGATAGTCAACATTCACGAACGCTGTGGCCGTACCACCTGCAGAAAAACTAATATATTGTGCTCCGGTCACTGTGTCCGAAAAAGTAGTTGAACCGTTGGTGCCATTAAAATTTAATAGTAACACAGTGTTTGGGGTTGTGGTCAGTTGAGCGACGGGAGCGGCAAAAGCACTTGTGTAGATGGCTGCTCCTTTGGCTATTCTCAAATCATCAATGTAACCTGTGAAAGCCGAAGTGCCATTGTAATCTGCTCCTATGCGTAATGGTTTTATGGCATAGTTGTTACTGTCTGAATAGGTGGATCCTTCCTGCACTCCATTCACAAACAACTTGGTTGACGTGCCAGTACGTGCAAGGGCCACATGTGTCCAAGTGCTGGAAGATACGGCTGTGGTTCCTTGTATCACAATCGCACCATTCACATAACAATATATTCTTTCAGCAGTGTCAATGCCTACAGTGATGGCTGTGTCACTTGCCACGGTGCGCATATCAATTATGATTCTGTTTGTGCCACTTGTAGTTTTATAAATCCAAGCTTCTATAGTAAATTTTCCTGTGGTAAAAGCAAAATCTGCTTGACTGACTATGGATGCATAATCACCTGTGCCGTCTAAAGCTAGACTTGCTGTGCCATATTTTTTAATTGTGGTATTGAGTTGCGCATTGCCGTTGGCTGTGACTGTTTTAGCTATTCTATCTGCTGCATTGGCAAATCCTGTGACCTTGCCAGTTAATTCAAATTCACTACCACTCACAGCACTCAAAGTGCCTGTAGCCAACACTGTAGCATTGTCCACGTCATAATATGTGATTGTTTGACCAGACGTCACAGCAGCTCCTGCCAGTCCTGATACTTTTAATCTTGTTTTGCCAGTGCCTTTTAAACCTGTAACTCCATCAACTCCATATATACTAGAGTTTGCAAAGTATGTGAAAGAGTTGAGCCATTCAATCCTAGCTCCATTGGTAAAAGTGAGTGCATTTACACCAGGCGTGATCAATGTGACATTTTGAAACAGACAACTGGCTTCATTGCTGCCCGCTGTGGCTACACTGCCGTCTAAATAAGCACCTTTGCCTGCATCTCCTGCGGCAAAACCTCTTGGATCCGAAGCACTGGTAGTTGATCCCTGTGTGATCACAGTGACATTTCTTATGTAGGGTGATCTGCTGGTTACTGTGAAACTAGGAGCAAATCTAAAAGCATAACCTGTGTTTGCTGCACTGTTAAACCTGAAATTGGCCACTGTGATGTCTTCTATAGTGGTTTCCCCGTTCAATAGAAAAGCATCCTGTGATATGGTGCCAGCTGTGGGTTGAATGGTCACAGCTCTCAAACTTTCTCCTCTGATGCTGACGCCTGTTGGCACTGTGATTGGAAAAATTTCAGTGTATGTGCCTGGATATATGTGAACAAGATCACCTGCAGTTGCCAGTGTAAGTGCATGTTTCAAAGTAAGCACAGGGTCATTTTGATGTGTGCCTGTGTTGGTGTCATCTCCTATACTGCTTACATATATGATGTTGCCAGGGATGGCAGTAAGGTCCAATCCGCCCACTAACACATTGCCACCCACTGTTAAGTTGTCCACAAACAAATCTTGAGTGAATATTTCATTCCAACGTTTGCCTGCACTGCCCAAATCATAGGTGTCAGTTACGTTGGGTATCATGTCGCTGGCTATGTCAGCATTGATTGTAAGACTGTCTGTGTCTTGATCACCTATGGTAATATTACCGTCTGCTGTGATACTGCCTGTGGCATGTATGTTACCTGTGACATCTAAATTGCCAAACATTTCAACAATGCCAGTACCATTGGGAGTCAATAGTAAATTTGTATTTGCTGCTGTGATTTCTATGGAATTATTGGATATTTCGAAATCATCCACAATGATTGCATTATTGTACAATATTTTATCAGGGGCAGCCAAAGTCAACACAGCACTGGTTGTGCTGATGGAATTGCCTGTCACTGTGAGGTTACTGATAGTGCTTGTGTTGGGTACTTCTAAATTAGTGGTTCTTAAAATTCCTACTACGTCTAAAGGAAACTGCGGGCTCGCCGTTTTAATACCGATCCTTGAATTTATAATATCTAAGTACAAAAGATCAGTCTCAAAAGCCAAATTTTGCTCCGCCACAGGTAATGTGGAACGGATCAAATTGTCCTTCAAGAGCTGACCGGATATACGACCAACGGCCATTCTTCACTCCTTTAAACGGGCATCTTGTGCCACCAACCACTTTTTCATCCTACACAATGCTTAGGCTCTTCGCGGGTTGTACCACGGTTTGTCCTGCGTGTTCTTGGTCTGATCACAGCATTAAGTGTATTTATCGAGTCTGTGTATTTTGGTAGTATTAGCTGAGAATTAGGTTGTAAATGGTGTTAATTTCTTGCACTTCATCACCAGTGACTATGCCTGAAACCACACCCACTGCGTTAGCCCACAAAGTACCTGTGTAAACTTGTAATCTGGCTGTTTGTGTGTTGTAGTAGATTTCACCTATCACTCCAGGATTACGATTGGCTGTGTTGCCAAATGGCACTCTTACTCCTTTTGAATTGGCTCTGAATTCAACTTTTTGCTCTTTGGTCACTCCAGTCATTAACAGTGTAATATCACTGTGTAACACTGTGTTTTTTATATTGCCTTCATTGAACACATAATTGCTAGTGTCAAACAAAACTCTACCTGTGCCATTGGCCTGTAGAGCTGCCACTGTGCCCGGAGCACTGGATCCCACTGTTACTGTGTTGCTGTCCACTGCGAACTGATTCTGACTGCTGAATCTGTTGGCTATTAAATTGCCTGCTGTGTCGATTCTTGCTGTGTTCACGCCATCAGCATAGAAATAAAATTGATCGGAAATCAGCTCAATGCGTGTGTTGCCATCCAAATCTTTTACTCCACCTAGGTTAAAATAGTCAGTAGTGCGCCCTTCAAAACTGTTTGTGCTGTTATTGTAACGTAAATCTGCAAGTACATTGGGTCTTTGTGCTGAATTTCCCACGTGTAAAGTCATTGCCTTGCCGGAAAAGTTAGTTACCAGATTGGAATTGTTAATGTCAATCACTCCGGAAGAGCTGTCAACTTCGGTTTTGAACCTTAAATTATCCACTAAAACTTTGCCTGTGCCGTTGGCATTAACAATTAAATCTTCATTGCTTACATTCACAGCAATAAAATTATCAGTGATGGTGATATCGCCCACACGCATTTCTCTAGCATATACATTGTCCCAATTTTTACTTGAGGATCCAAGATTGTATAGATTATTGTTGGCTGGAATTATATCACTGGTAAATTGTGTTTCAAAATCTAAAGTGTCAGTGACTTGATTGCCTAAATTTATAAGCGCGCCATTTATTACAAGATTTCCAGACACTGCTAGGTCAGTGCTGATGTTTACATCTTTGAGAAAGTTGATGTTGCCACTGTCACTTATGACATTAATTTCATTTATATCGCTTTTTACAGTGTTGCCCGATATGGTAAAATTAGGAAATGTTATTCTCTCTGCGTCAATAAATGTTTGTGGACCCCCTGGCACTCCCACTGTGATACTAGAACCTGAAAAAGTAAAACTGGCTGGAGAAAAATTAAGTGTGCCAGTGTTAAAATTCACAACAAATGTGTTACCTATTCTGTAATTGCCACTTTGATCCTGTGTTTGATAGTATATTTGTCCACCATTCAGTTCAACAATTTCATTGTCCTGACTTACTATTGAAACGTCATTATCCACGTCCTTACCTGATCCCACGTATGCCATGTTGTGATTGATAAGATACATCAAAGTAGCATTGCCATCTGCTTCTGCTCCTATAGCACCGTAAATACTGGCGCTTGCTATCACTCTCACTTCTGCTCCAAATGTTACGCCTAAACCAGCAAATCCTGTGGCTCCATTTACAGCATAGAGACTTCTATTAGCAAAATATGTGAAACAATCTATAAATTCCACTCTAACACCGTTTTTCATTGTGACTGCATCCACCCCTGGAGTGATAAAAGTCACAGCATTGAACAACATGCTGGCTTGATTGCTGGAAGAGTTGGCCACACTGCCATCCACCATGGCACCTTTGCCTGCATCGTGACTGTCATATCCTCTAGGATCACTGCCTGATGTGACAGTGCCTTGTGTGATTACTGACACGTTTTGTATGTAAGGTGATTTACTGGTGACATTGATGCCAGTGTCAAATCTAAATGCATAACCTGTATCATTGATAGAATCATAATAAAAATTGCTGACAGTTAAATCACTGATAAAGCAGGCATTGTTTAATAAAAATGCATCCTTACTTTGAGTAGATGTGCTAGGTTGTAGTGTCACACTGCGCATGCTTTGACCGCGCACAGTGGTGTTGGCTGGTACATCCAACGGAAAATCTTCTGTGTAAGTGCCAGGCATAATAAAAACAAGATTGTTGCCACCTGCCAAAGCTGCTTCATCCAAGGCCTTCTCTACACTGGCAAATGCAAAACTGGCAGTTTGTCCACTGTTTGTGTCAGCTCCTAGACTGCTGACATAGTATGTATTGGCAATAGGTTGGTTCACTGTGATGCCACTGAATGACACAAGAGAAGCAACATTTACATCATCAGTCACATCGCCCAATACTCCATAAAACTCGCCCCATTGTCTTGAAATAGAACTTCCAATTTTGTAGGTCAATGTGGCATCAGGCAAAAGATCCGAATTGATGTCTGCGCCAATCACCAATGAATCTGTGCTGTCATCCCCCACCGTGATGTTGCCTTCAGCTAAAATATCACCTGTGGCATTTATGTTGCCATACACTTCTAAATCTGTGGGTATGATAATTTCACCTGTGCCATTACTGGACAACTGTAGATTTGAATTTGTGGTCCAGGTTCCCAATTCATTATCCTTGAAATACACGTCTCCTATGCGTAATTCTGGCATGGTAATTGTGCCTGTGCTGGTCAATGACATCTGTCCTGCCACCATAGATGCACCTGCACTGTTGAACAGTATGTTGCCTAGAGTGGCACTGTTGGTAGCAATGAAAGTATCGTTAAGATTTGTGAGGCCATTCACCTGCAAGGTTCTGGTAGGAGAGTCTGTGTTTATGCCAATCCTATTGCCACTGTGATTGATGTACAATAGATCTGTTTCAAAGGCAAGATCATCCGTACGCTGCAGATTACTGCGCAAAAGTGGTCCTGAAATACGTCCTACTGGATTGGGCATGTTGCTCCTATCTTATAGTGTATTTATTTTTTTGGTAGGCTGCGTTATTTGTCAAAATTGTGCAACACAGTGACTGGTTTGCCCGAAGGCACTGGGGTGCCAAAATATAGATAAAGATTATTGCCCAGAGTGGCCACCAGCATGTATCCACTGGATCTGGTCAGTGTGAACACTGCTCCGCCATATGTGGCACTGATTCTTAGGGTGGTGGCGTTAGGAATTGAATGTATGAAATACGCAGTGCCATCCACTAAATTTCCAAAATTTGTGCCATTGAATGAAATCTCCTGACCCACTGCCATGTTGCTGGTGCTGACCAATGTGATTTCATTGCCCACTGAAGTGACAATACCAAATGCTGTGCCAGGTGCTGCGGTTGCGTTGGCATAACTGACTGTGCTGACTGTGCAGGCTGTTACTGTGGCTGATGCGTCGTTGTAACCAGCTGGAGTCATGCCTCCCACTGTGATTGTTTGTCCCACATAGAATGGTGCATTTGCTTGTGCGGCAAAAGTGAGTGTGGCTGTAGCGCCCGTGCCAGTGGCTGCTGTGACTGCTAAAGATTCAGCAGCAAATGTTTGTGATGCCACGCTGGTGGCTGACGGCGTTCTGCCATAACCAAATCCTGCTGCGTAATTGCCTGCACCTGCTGCAGTGGTCAAAGCAACTGGAGATCCACCTGCTGTGGCACTGATAGTAATCTGTGTGGCATTAGGAATGGAAAGAACAAAATATATTTGAGTTGTTACAATATTTCCTAGAGCAGTGTCAAACATTATCATTTGATTGATTGCTAATCCTGCTGTGGATGCTAAAGTGACTCTATTGGTGCCTGTGGTAGTTGCGCTGTAAGTGCCGGTGTCATGAGTGATGTTCACTAGACCTTCCACAGTGCTCACTGATGCATATCCAGGGTCATTTTCATTTGCTGGAAAGGTTTCATTGATTTCCAACACTGTGGGTGTGACTGATGCTATGGTGTAATATCCATTGTTGCTGGTGGTGCCAGACACAAATATAATTTGACCGTCATAAAATCCTGCATCTTCAAAATCCACAATGCCCACATTGTTGCTGAATATGGCTGAAGTGTTGGCAGCATAGGAGCCCGAAGTTGGTTTACCTGCTATACTAAAATCTACAAAATAAGCCATTTGCGCACTGTTATAGTAACAAGGATTCTGTATAAAAATATAGTTGGTGGTAGGTATCTGCAGCACATTCTCCACCAACACTAATATCTGTGCTGGAAATTGAGGCACTGGAGTGACTGGATCATTGGCATCCAATGCACCAAATAGATGTTCCACATTGTCACCGTTGCCTAAATTTTGTGCAGTGATTAATTTGGGTGCGTCAGTTCTGAATCTTTTCCAATCTGGAGTACCAAATGCTGGATTGGCTTCGTACGCTTCAAAATTTTGTGTGGTGGTGTTGTAGCGTATCATGCCCTCCACATTGTAACCTCTTTGACCTGTGGTGCCTTTGGGCAGCAATAATGAGCTGGTGCTGTCTATGCTGGCCTGTTCATCTGCACTGTATTTGATTCCTCTGCCATTCAAGGAAGACTGATTGGTGGATTGTTTTTTAAGATATCTCATTACACTACAAAGTAACTCACTGTGACCAGCAAGTCGCCATTTGTTCCACCGTTTTGTTGAAATGATAATTTGTCTCCTGTGGACAGCACTAATTTTTCTGTGTCCATAATGAAAGAATCACCTGCTTCCACACTGGCTGCTGCAACTATTTTGTTTTTATTGTCGTTTATGGCTTCACCGTTTAGCACTGCGTACAAAGAAAAAGTTGCAGTGGCGCCGCCTTTGTTACATACCACTATGGTAGTGAATGCCCAAGTTTGTGATGCAGTCACAGTGAAATTCACCGGAGTGCTTGTGTTCATTTGTGCATTATCAATGGCCATATTTCTCCTAAAAAATTAAACTGAAAAGCAAAGCTCTGTTTTTGCTTATCATTTCATCTCTAATATTACTACTATTTACATAAAAAATGCCTGTCTTGCCTGCACCCTGAGCGCCAGTGTACACTTTCACGCCCATTGTGTCATAGGCAGGGTCACTCACAGCAGCTTTGATAAACAGTGTGTCATCAATTCTCACTGATTGAGCACCTGTGGCCTGCAATACCAAATCTCCACCTGTGCCGGGTGCTGATATAGTGCTTTGATCTATTCTCACCTCAGATAGATTGATTTGTTGCTGTAAAAAATCCACTTGATTGTTTAAAAATGTGTTTTTTAATACGCCATCAATTTCTATGGTGGCTTTGCTGACAGGGTCTCCAGATGCTGTGTCATACACTCTCACTTCTGTGTTGTCTGTTTCTATGAATGTGGGTGCCAGTGTGGCTATGGCTGTAGCTATTTCATCATCCACGTATTTTTTATTGGGTAAATCATTGTCGTTGACCACAAAAGTTTCATATGCAGTTTTGTATGCAGTGATTGCTCCTGCGCCTCCTGGTTGCAGATAAATGGCTCCACCTGAATGTATGTTGTGAGTGCGCAGTCCACTAAGATTGCCGTTCTGCATGCGCAAAGTAAAACTGCCCGAATTCACTGAAGCACTGTCAGGATTATTGTAAAGCAATGCTTCGTCCCAAAGTATTTGAGCATCAACCAATGTACCTCTGTCAATTCTAATACCTGCTGTGCCTAATGTTACTCCTGTGCCACCTTCACCTTCATTGATAACTATGATGTTGTCTTTGACCACCATGTTCTCTGATTGCACAGTGGTGTTGTCACCTTCTACTACTAAATTTCCTGTGATTCTCACAGTGCCCACTTGAAGGCCAGTGTCCAATTTGATTTCTCCAGCATCTTGTACTTTTATGCTGTAGTTTCCATCTAAAACTCTTAAAAATTTTGACATCTTTTACTTTTTTATATTGGGGGGATTGCTCCCCCCAATGGTGTTATTATATAGCAGTTAGTTCAATGTAGTCTTGTGTGGAATCGTTCACAAGAGTCCATTTGTATTTCAAGCCAGCGCTGTCAATAAATCTGCGTTGTGTGATTTTTGCCGCATATTTTGCAGTACCACCTGATGTTGCAGGGTTATTTGTAGCACCTGTGCCAGCCACATATCCAGTGATTCTCATTTCACCACTAGCAGCTGGAACACCAGCTACTAATTTTGCTCTTACTTGAACACTAGATGATGTATCCTGCACTTTGTATCTTTTAGATCCAACTTGTTTGACTACGAATACGTCGGTTTGATTTGATCCACTTATAAAAGCTTCACATCTTATGCCTATATTCTGTGCACCGAGTGCATCCACACCAGTGTACGTACCTAAGGCACGTTTTCTTATTGGTCTTCCCATTTGTTTCTCCTTTAACGTTCTATGTTATACGCGGTGGGTTAAACCGCATAAGCCTCAAACAATGTGTCTGAAGTAAGTTTATTTATCTTTTGGCGAGTGTTGCTAATAGCTCTAGTTTTGAGAATGTTTTGAGATGATTTTGTGCCTGCATTAGCAGCAGTTTTGCTTGTTCTAGATATTGTTCTTTTTTAGTTTGTCTATACATCACCAGTGCGTCTGCACGCTTGTTCATCATTTTGTCTATTTGATCTCGTATGCGTCTAATTTCATGTGCAAACATGGGATGGTTTTTGATCCATTCATTCAGTTGTTTGCGCTGTGCCATGTAGCTTTCCATTAGATCTTTTTCTGATTGTTTGTCTAACATACAGTTATTTACTGCAGTGTATGAGTTCTCTGGCTCCATAAGATATCATGAAATCAGCGCCTGATCTGATAAAAACTTTTCTAGTTTCCTCCAGTAATGTTTGAGATTTTTCACTTTTTTGTATGCTGAGAAATTCACCACTGGTTTGATACACACCCACTGGTTTATTTGTGGCCTGTTTAATGGGCAACACTAAATCTATGCTGGTAATACCTGGTTTGACCAGTAGGTAATCTGCCCCTTGATTGGCATATTGAGTTGAACTCTGTATGGCTGTTGCTCTATCCAACACATCCAATTGATACCATCTCTCTGAACTGGGTGTGGAATCCATGATACTTCTGAAAGGTTCATACAGCACACTTTTGAATTTAGTGCCATAGCTCAATATTTTTTTGTCTGTGATTGCTCTCAAAGTGGCTGCTGTGTTGGGTTGCATATCACTGTGTGCCACACAGTCTGCTCCTGCTGCCAAATATGTGCTGGCTTGTGATTGCAAAAATTTTTGTGTGGCTGATGCATCATCAGGCACGCAGCAGTGTCCGTCTGTGCGTGTGCCGCAGAGGCAAACATCCACCATTAAAAATATTTTTTTTTGAAATTCTATTTTGATTTTTTCTATGTGTGAACCAAAGGTTGTCCAATTGGGATCATCTGTTTTGTTGTGAGTGGTGTTGAATATCAAAAAATTTTTGACACCTAAATCAATATCTTTTTTGATTCTTTCTATGGCTCCATTTATGCTGAAATTCATGTTGTCACAGCCAAGCAGTCCCATCTCACTGTCTTCTCGATCACTCACAAAGATAGGCTGAATCAGTTCTATGTTGTTGGTGTGTTTTGATAAGCTGCCAAACATAAGCGTATTATACAGAAGATTTTTGGTGGTGTCAAGACTGATCGATCAGTCATAAAAAAAGATAGGGGGTTTCCCCCCTATCCCTTTTGGTGTTCTTTTCGATTTATTATGAGAACGATAAGTTTGATACGCTAACTTTTGACAAATAGTCAGCTGCGTTACCTAAAGATGACGCAGTGTTTGACAATTCTACATAACCATATCTTGTTAAGAAGGAAATGGTTGGTTCAAAAGTTGATGGATCAAGAACAACACCTGAGCTCATTAGTGGAATGTATGGGCAGTAGAACGCAGGAGCATCTGATTCAGATGAACCTTTGTATCCTACTAAAACATCATCACTTGATGCATAGGTGTTAACATATACTTTCATAGAGCTGTTTAAAGTTCCTACCAATTTACTGTTGGTTGGAGCTTCAAAAGAACCTTCAGTTGTTCTTGCGAACGCTGAAGTTGTAGCTGATTGAAGTACAGTTAAAGCAGTTGGAGATACTACAGCGTAGTTTCCAGCGCCTCTTCTTGTTCTTTGTGCAATCAAATTTGCTGCTCTGTTGATTAACACTGCTAATGCAGCGTGTTCATCACCAACGAAAGTAGCAGTTCCAGAAACCGCTGATTGGTCATAAGCGAAAGCTGCAGTTCCAGCTAATGAACTTAATGAACCAAGGATTTCTTGATCAATCTCAGCAGTAATTTCTTGAGCAAGTGCTGCCATAATTTCTGCTTCGATATCGATGCCTTGTTGTGCTTGTGCATCTTGAGCTGCTTCGAATGTCCATCTTGCAGATAATTTTCTGCTTTTGGCTTCTACGGTTTGCTTCAAGATTTGGATTGATAGTTTCTTACCACCTGAACCTTCTAAAGCCGCAACAGAGGCTGCCTTAGTGGTTGAGTTATCGCCAGAATATGCTTCTGCGATTTTGAAAGGTGATAACGCTTCTTCACCAGCAACGGTTGTAGTTGTACCGCTTGATGCTTCTGCATATCTTACTCTTAATGTGTGGATTTGTCCCACAGGGCCTGTCATTGGCTGCACGCCCACTAATTCGTTGGCGATAACAGTTGGCATAACCCGTCTTATCACTGGTAGAATTACTCTATTCAGAGTAGCTACGTTACCTGCAGAGGTCGCACCAGAGGATGCTGTTTCAGCGATGTACTTCTTTGTGTTTTCTAAAGTGACATCCATTACAGATCTCTTGTTGCCTTTTAAACCTTCCAGTAACGCTGACTTCGTTTCCGACCAGCGAGCTTCTGTTAGTTCTGACATTTTATTTGTCTCCTTTGTTGTTTATTATAAACCAGCAAGTCTTCGAATTTCAAATATGTTTTTCTCGAATACTTGTCTAATGTTAGTATTTGTATTTGTTTTGTCGCCTGTTACTTCAGTGCCTTCTTTTAAAGCCTGTTTAGACTTTGCTGGGGTATTGCCGTTGATTACCGCTGGCATGTATTTGTCAAACGCCGATCTTAATTTCGATGTTTGTACAGTTTCCAGTAAGTTCTTCATTATTTCTTTTTGTTCGGTGTTTAGAGGAGCTGTAAGCTCACCAATCACCACTGTTCTCTCTGCTGCATCTTTCGCCGATTTTATTTCTTGGTCTTTAGACTCAATTAATTTGGCATTCTCCTGTGCAGCTTTTTTCGCATCTTCTATTTGTTGATCTTTGATCTTGACCACTTTTAGAAGTTTAGCTGTTTCTGATTTTTCATTGAGATAGCTGTTGGCATACTCTTCTGAAAAACTTTCAAACAGTCTGCGTCCAAAGTCGTTCTTTCTTGCAGAATCAATGTCTTCTTTCAGTTGACTAATTTCTTTCTTAAGAACTTTGTCCACTGTGTCAGATACCAATGTTGCACTCTTCTGTATGAAATTCTTGCGAACTTTTGCAAAGTGCTCTTTTGCTTCTCTGATTAGTCTTACTTTTGTTTCTGCTACGTCTTGTTTGTCTTGATGAAATTCTGCGATTTCTTTTGACAGAGCATCCACCACAAAATCTTCCAGTCTGCTGAAATTTTCAGACATAACTTTTTGATCTGCGTGTAATTCTTCGATTTCCGCTTGTAATCTTTCAAACACAAAATTTTTAAGAGCTTCTGTGTTTTTTGTCATAGAAATTGCGTACTGAGCTTTTTGATCAGCTAATTGTTTGCGATCTTCTGCAAATTCAGCTATTTCTGCTGTCAATTTTTCTGATACTAATTTGTCCACGGCATCCACTAACTGTGCTTTGTCGTGAGCATATTTCTTAGCAAACTCTTCACGTAATTCTGCTGTGGCTGCAGTTTTATTTTCTGCAACTTTTGTATTCCAAGCAGCTTCGATTTCGGCTCTGATCTCTTTTGAAATTGCGTTGTTTTCAAAAAGCGATTTCAGTGCATCTAGCATTGTTTTTTCTCCTATTTGTTTACCGGAGTTTACTGATGATATTCACCAGTTGTTCCTTTAAGTATTGTTGTGCCTCTGTGTCCCTTGCGATGTTTAAAGCTCTATAGCCACCTTTTGCATTTAACAAGTGTTCATAAATGGGGGTGGGGTATGCGCCCGGAGCCGAAGGTTGTGCCACAATGTCCACAGTAATGATTTCAAATTCACTCACTGTGCCTGAGCCATCTTCTCTCACGTTGCCGCTGCCACGACTAGAGACTCCTAGTTTTACGCCGCTTTCCAGCATTGTTTTTACTAAGAGTCCCATAGGCGTTGGTAATATTTTTAATTTCCCATGTCCGTTTGGCCCATCCATCCACATACTTGACAGCATGTGACTGACGCGATCCAAATTGATATTGAGACCTTCTGGATGATCCACTTCGCCCAACACTGAGTAACCACCTTTGATTTGGTCATTAAGTGTGTTGACAGCCCTACTGATTTCACTAACAGGATACACTCTTTGATTGGCGTTCTTCACACCTCCCTGAATGCAGATACCTTTCATGTAAAGGCTCTTACCCCCGTTTTTGTCTTCTGTAGACTCGACGACCAAACCTGCTTGGTCAAATGTCAATGTTTCACGTAGTGTTAACATCTAATATGTAGTTCCTTTTAGTTACTACTTGCTACCCAAAACGCTGGTGGTATTATCTGCCTTATCAGCGGTTTCTGGGCCTTTGGCTTTCACCATTTTGGAAGCATGACCGCCTGGCACATTCACGTTGCCTGCGTCATGTTTTTCAGCTTTTGGAGCTGGTCTTCCTTTTTCTTCTGAACCTACTATATCAACAGCTTTTCCACCCATTGCTTTTGCTTGCTTTGGTGTTGGAGATTTTTCGTTGTCAGTGTTGTCTGCGTGTTTCACAGCAACTTTGTCAACGTATTCTCTCATTTGTTCTCTGTCGCTTTTGGATTCAGCAGCTGGTTGTGCGCCAAGTTCGGAAGTTACAGGAGCTTGCGCTACTGGAATTTCCTCTGCACTTGGTTGAACTTCAACAGCTTCTTCTTTTTCTTCGCTGTCTTTGTCGCCTTCGTCTGACATCATTTTTTCAAACTCAGCTTTTAGTTCTTCCACTGCATCTTCTAGATCTTCGATTTTGTCTTCGATCTTATCCTCTTTGGAATGTTCTTTGTCATCAGACTTCTTTGCATCTTCAATGTCTGCAAGCATGTCATCAGTAGCATCACCACCAACTTCTGTGGTTGCAGCAACTGGTGCAGCCACTTCAGCAGCTGGTGCCACAGTGGTTTCTGCAGTTGCAGTGTCTGAAGATTCTTTCTTCATTTCTTTTGAATCTTCTTTGGAATCTGCTTTTGCGTCTTCTTTGTCGTGTTCTTTCTTGTCTGACTTTTTCTTAGCTTCGTCTACTGTTGTGTCTGCTGGTGCATCTGCAACTTCAACATCTGCTAGGTCTGTTTCTAATAAATCTGAATAGATTGCTCGGCTTTTTTCCACAACTATTTCATGAAATAGCGCTTCAGCTGCCGCTCTGTCGTCAGCGGTAAGTTTTTCTAGCATCTGTTCAAACTTGTTGATTTCGTTTGACATGTGTTTCTCCTTTGGTTAGTTTTCGAATAAGGCTGTCGTGTTTATTTAACAATTTTGTCTAAAAGTGGGCAGATATAGGTTGTTTTTGACTAGTTTTGTGGAGGTTTTGGTCTGCAGTACAAACTGCGAAAATCCGCCACTGTGATCTCTGAATAGTTTTGATATTTTTTGAAATCATCCGCTTGATAGCCCATTCCTATGGTTTCCACCACTCTCACATACTTGTTTTTGGGGTATTTTTGTATGATCATGCCTGTTTGACGCTGCCAATTGCCATGATATGTGGCAGGATCTGTAAGTTTTCTATAGTTTCGGGTGCCTCCGTAGATGTTATTCAGTTTGCCTTCAGTGGTGCCTACAAAATCAAATCCCAGCAAATAAAACAGTTTGTGCTTGTGTTCTGTGGCTAACCACAGTGCTGTGGGGCCTGAACTCCAGCCTTGACTGGGTTTAAAAAAGTGTAATCCAGGATGTTTTTCTAAGTTTTTGTTGGGATTAGTCCACACTTCATGACGCATCTGCCATTTGGCTTCACATATTTCATTGATCATTTTAGCATCAACAGCAATGAGATAGTGTGGTGCGTAATCTCTGTAGAGAGCATTACAACCATAGGTTCTGCCCCATTCTCTGATATGATCCAGTCTGATTGACTTGCGACTGACACCATTGCCCAACACAAAAGCAATGCTGGTTTCGCCGACGTAGGCAGGCTGCACAGGGGCAGTAGCCACTGGCACATTGACATCCATCGGCACTGCCTGTTTGCTTGCTCTGTGCTGGTGTTTGGCTGCTTTACGCTGTTGTTTCAGCAATTTCCACTGTGCTTTAGTGTAAGAGCTCTTGTCTAGTTTGGCCATTGGTAGGCTGTAAAGTTTATGCTGGCGGTTGGTTACTTGCTAAACCGTACATTTTGCGAACAAATTCTAATTCCTTGGTTTGCTCTGCGCTATGAAATTCACTGGCTTTTCTAGCTCGATTGATTTGCGATAGCGTCAGTCTAGTTTTGCGTGTGTCTCCTTTATTGATGATAGATTGATCATATTTAGGGTCGTATAGACTGTGAATAGCAGAATCCATCTCGTTTTTGTCAAAGTAAAAGATTTCACGCAATAGCATGAAATTATTTATCTTTAGGTGGTGGGTGTTGCGCCTGGTGTGGCTGGTGGAGTTACTGGAGCATCAGCTTCAGGACTCTGTGTTGCAATATCAGTTTGCATATTTGTAGGAGTGATGCCTGCACTGCGCAGTTCAGCCCCTGCTGCTGTAGGTTTAATTTTGAACTGTTCATCATTTTCTTCACGCCATAATCTTTCATTCTCTGACAATTCTTCTGCAGTCAAGCCTAAAAATCTCATCAGCGCATATCTGTTGCTGATGTAAGGTATCTGTGATACCTGTGTAAATGTTTGTACCCTATTGTTGTCCAGTTCTGCTTGCCTGTAGCTGGCAAAATTTTGTGGCGTTTGGAACTTGATATCGAACATGCTGACATCTATGTTCACACCTTTGCTCAATAAAAATTTTTTGAAATCATTGTTGAATTCATCTGAAATTAAATTTTGCAGTCTTTCACAATAGTTGTTGAATCTCAATTCCTGTATGTAGGCTGTGCCCACTCTGCCGTCGGAATATTGTGCTTGTCCGTCATCGGGACCTGTGGGCAGATAAGAACTGGGAATACGTAGACCACGCAACAGTTTGTTAGTGAAATATTTCAAATCATCAATTTCACCAAGATTGGTACCACCCGGCAGAGTTTCAACTTTGGATCCACGACCCTCTGCTGTTTGCGGGAAAAAGAAATCTTCATTTATGCTGAGTGGATTGTAGGCAGAATCTATCACATTGGTGCCACCACCTGTGGCAGATGGAATACGTCTTTGATGAATTTCAGTTTTTACTCTCTCCACAAATTGCATAGCCAAATGAGATGGCATATTGCCCACGTCCACATAGAACACACGTCTTTCTGGGGCTCTTTGCACTCTGTAAATAATGATTGCGTCTTCCAGCAATTCTTTTTGTTTGTACACTTTAAAGATGCCTTCCAACAAACTGTTGCCAAAAGGAAAGTTGTTGTCTAAACCTTCACTCAAACTTAAATGTATCACATGTTCCGCACTCACTGCAATCTCTTTCATGTCTGTGCTGAATCTGCTGCCTGTGCTGGGAGCAGTGTTGCCTACCATGCCTCTCACGCCTCCTGTCAAATAACCTTGACCACCACCTGTCACATTGCCAGTGGTTTGAAATGGCGTAGTAGCCACCATGTTTTTAAAATTAAGATTCACATCACGTATCATGTATTGTTCAGGTTTTTTGCCTTCAGATTCATTCACAATTATTCTTGACACTTTGGCTGGATCCACATGGAACCATCGCTTGGTTTCTGGATCTCTAATAAAAAATGCGTCACCATATTTGAACACGTTTCTAAATATGCGGAACATTCTCTTATTGAAATTATTCACTTTGCACCATTGTTGTAGGTACTGTTTTAAAATAGTGATTTCAGTGTTGGTGGCTTTTTGTTTGAAATTAAATTTAAAATTTGTGTCGTTCTGTTTGTTCTGTTGTGTGCAAAACTCTGCCAGTATGTCCAGTGCAGCGTTCACTTCAGAATCCAAATCCATGGTGTTGTACTGCCCATATCTTTCCACTCTGTTGGGAGATCCCACATACACGTCAGGCAGATAAGAACTATAGTTGGCCTGTGCAGGTCCAGCCAGTCTTCCTGTTCTTGGATAGGTCACATCACCTGTGGGCAATTGACTAAAATATCTTTTCCAACTCATTATACCTCTGCTGTGTTTTCCGCTGTTTGTTTTTGATATCTTGCTCCGGATCTCAACACATCCAATATCTCTTGCATAGTAATATTTAACTTCTCTATCGTGTTATTGGATTGATTCTGTCCTGCTGTCATTGTTTGACCAAGGCCTGATTGAACATTCTCAATAGACTTTGATAGGTTGTTTAATGACACAGTATAAGTGTCTATTTTGGTTTTGTCAATAGATTCCAATGCCGAATTAATATTCTTGGCAAATACTCCAGCTTTCAGGCTGCCCAGCATGGGTGCCGCACCCAAACTGCCAATAGCACCAGCAATTGCTTTGGCACCTAAAGCAACTTCTTTGAGTTTGTCGCCGTCTATGGCTTGAATTGTTT